ATTATAAGGTAGTTATTAAAACACAAACACCTTTAGAGATTAAATCAACAGATGAAAGAATTATTATAGAAACAGATAACGTTGCAAACAAACAGGATCTATACTCTGGCTATGATGCAATGGTATTGCCTAGAAGATATGCTGGTTTATGTTTACCAATGAATGAAGCATTGATGAGTGGGCTACCAGTATTTATGCCAAGGGTTTCTCCAAACACAACGGTATTGCCAGATGAGTGGACACTAGAGGCTGAAAGAATTGATAGATTTAAAGCAAAAGCAACTGTAGATGTTTGGTCAGTTAGTCCTATATCACTTGCCCAACTTATTGATAACTATATTGTTAGTGATAAAGAAGCAATGAAAACAAAAGCATTTGATTTAGGGTTTGAACATTTTTCAAGAGAGTCATTAAAAGAAAAATATATAAACATAATTAACTCATAAAACAAAAAAGCCAGCCTATCTCTAGACTGGCAATTCTGTAAGTAAATATTACTTCTTTGGCGCTGCCTTCTTAGCAGGTGCCTTCTTCTTTGCAGGTGCCTTAGCAGCCTTCAGAGCCATCTCTACGGCCTTAGCATCTGGCAAGATACCAAAAGCCTTGTCGTTAGGATTGATTGCTCTAATTGCAACGGGTGCGATTGCTGCAACAAGGGCAGTCCACAGATCCTTTGGATCCGTTACGCCTGCCATGTATAGTGCAAGGCCTGATGCAAGGACTGAACGTCCGTATGATGCAAGTAGTGCCTTTAGTTGTTCTGTGTTCATGTTTCCTCCTAGGATAGAACCTTAATTAGTATAGCATATCCAGCCCATAGCCCTACAATTCCTGCGACTCCCGCAAAAACTGGCGGTGCTGGAACTGGTAATTTGAATGCAGCAAAGACTACGCCACACCCAAAACCTGTTAGTGTTGATAATAATATATCTCTCATTATTTTATTTCATCCTCTGGAAGTAGTGTTTTTAATTCCTTATATGCCTTTGAAATATTTTTCATAGATGGATAATCTGGTCTTGACATAGACAATGCATCTCCATATTCATCAAAATGGGATACGTCTGCATCAACATCACTAACAAACTTTGTTAATCCTTTTTGTACGCTTTCAATATATGAAAAAGCCCAGTCTCTTGAATCAGAAAGAAATTTAATAAAATTTTCTTTGTGTATTGATTCATCTGAGTCTTCTTTTGTTTTTGTAGATTTTGTTAAATCAACATACTCTTGAAGCAAAGTGTTTTCAATAAATAGTTTTGAAATATCTTTTTTAAGTTTAATAGATTGTTTTAAAACCAACATATATGACAGTGCAAAACAAACTGTCAATGTTGCAAAAACAATAATAAGAATATCTTTCATATCTACACCCCACATGTTTTAATTATATCCTAATGCCTTGGGTTTGTCAAATTATAAAAATCTTTAAAGTTAGTATTAGTAAAGATCTCATACTCTGCAAGGGTTCTAACGTTTCCAGCACCGAATATTCCCTCTTCTTCACCACAAAGTATTCTTTTTTGTTTCTTGTATGATATTTCTTCTAACTCTTTCCAAGATAAACCTCTTAGGTTTCTGTCTCCCCAGATCTTATAATATCCACCACGAGAATAAAAATGATAAACAATATTTTTTGCAGGGGAATAAATATCCCAGCCTCTAGTCCAAGCCCTCATAGCAAAACAAATCTCTTCACCAAAAAAACTTAGGTCTGGATCATATGGAAGTTCATTAACCATTGCTCCATAAGAAAACATAAAACCACCAAGAACGGTTTCTGATATTTCTGGATCTTCTTTTGCTCTATTTATAAACTCAAGTCTTTCTGCAGTCCATTGATTCTTTCTATTTAGTGCTATTTTTTGTCTAGTTGGATATGACTTTATCTTTGGATGCTTTTTTATTAAATGCATACCGCCATTACTTTCTGGCTCAAAGGGTGCTGGGAAATATGAAAGGATAACTGATGAATGACCAGAAATATTCTTGGCCCTTTCTAGTTGATCAATAGATATGGTGTCCCAGTCTTTTGCAAACCTTGTATGGGAATCAATTTGAAGAAAGTAGTCTTGATTATTGTATAGTTCCATAGCCTTTGCTCTTGCATAACCAGCACCCCTGGCTTCTTTAGAGTGCATATTTACAAGGTATAGGTTTGGAACAAAGTCAAAGTTTGGCATTTCTAAAGGTAGGCCCTGATAAACAACACCAAAGTGTAAGTTTTCTGGATTACTAGCATTGTCAATAGCACTCTTAATAGTATAGGGAAGTTCTGGATCACGAAAAGATGCTATAGATATAAAGATTGTCACTTAATAGCCTCTCTTGTAACTAATACGATTGCGCCTTCCATTTCTAATGCCTTTTTAACGTTTAAAACATATTGTAAGGCTTGTATTTTATCATCATGTACCATTCTTGCAAAAACATACTCATCTAATTTAATTGTTAAAAAATGTTCATTATCAATTAAATCTATTTTAAATCCTTTTGGAGGAATAATAGAGTGAAATGCTCTACGCATTTGATCTGTATACATTATTTATCATATCCAAACATCTTAAATTCCCAATACCACTCAGACTGTATTGCATGAATATGGTTTAATTTAAAAGTATTTTCTACAGTATACTTTTTGTCTCTATATTGTTTTTCAAATGTGTTCATATTAATATTTTCAATATTGTGACTTAATAAAACATTGTTTATTTCATTTTCTATTCCAAGTTCATACCTTAATACTTTATCAACTAATATATCATTATCTATAGAGTACAAGTATTTTCTACTTTTAAGCATAGAAAAACCTCCAACATTTTCAAAAAAATATTTATTTAAAATGTTATCTTTTTGTGTTTTATTAAAATTTTCCCAATCTATATTTTTTAATTTTACTTGATAAAAAAACGCAGATAGTACAGTATCATAAGGATGTCTTACAAATATGTAAGACTTTGTATTTGATAAGTCTAAAATAGATGATACTTCGGAATAAGAAATATGATTATAAAAACCTTTGTGATTTCTTGGTCTATGTTGTGAATTTGGAGGATCAATTTTAGTTACAATAGCATTTTGAGGTAACACCTTAGATAGTTCAACTTCTAAAGAAGTCCCACCAACTTTAGAGTTTTTAAGCATTAAAAAATTATGATCTGGAGAATATATCATTACTTCTCCATCGTCAATGCTTGCCAGGTATTAGCCCAGTCTTGTTTAGTTTTATGTTTATTAAACTCTCTAGATATATTCCCAAGTTCAAGGAATACTCCACCCCAAACACCATACTCTTTACCAGAAACACCATTAGCAAAACAAATGTTGGACACTGGGCATCTTTGGCAGATTGAGTCTACAATTGGACGCACTTCTACATCATCTTCATACTTATCAAAGAATATATTAGTATCAAGCCCAAGACAGGCTGCTTCATCTTTCCATAAATGTTGCTTCATTTACTGACCGTATTTGTTTGGAATATCCCAACCATCACGATTAAGGTTAAAGGTTTTTTGTAGGTACCATGCATGTTTTACACGTACACCACTTGTGGATGTTCTGGCAAGATCTGATCTTTTACGTTCTACAACGTCCCAGCCAACCCATGCAAGTTCTTTATTTTTTTGAACAATTTTTTCCATTTGTGCCAACGAATTGATTATCATTATATTCTTTCTTTTAGTAACGGAAAATTCCTACTTCTACATTTTTTGATTCTGCAAAAGTTGTTAATTTTGATACTGGCTCTTTTGGTTTACTAAGAAATGCAAAATAGTTTATGTTTTCCATATTGTTGTATATCCAACTCTCTGGAACTTTATAAAACTTTATCTTGCGACCCCTTGCCTTCATTCCTCTTTCTGAAAGGTTTGAAAACTCCGAAACAAAAGAGTTGATCCTTGTTGGACCAGCAGAATAGATTATAAAATCTTTTTCTTCTTCTTTCATTCCCGATAAAGCAACACTTATAGCACGAAGGAATAGGTTATAGTCATCAAACTCATTGGTTCCCTGCACTGCCACTATCATTTATTTTC